TTCGAGAACCGTTCTTTTCCTCCCAAGACTCCGGTGAGAGCCGCTTGGAGTTGTTGCAGGAGCACATCCCGCTGCGACATTTCCGCGCGAGTTACCGCTTGCTTGGCAGAATGCTGGCGCTCAACGGCTTCAATGAACAGTTGCCTTATTTGCTGCAACTGTTCGTACGTCCTGTGCGTCTCGGTATTCGCCCATTTCGCGTACACGTCTCTGAGTTGGTAAATCCTGTCCGACGAATCGATAATCCTCTGGCGAACATCCTGGAGTTGGGTATACAGCCGAGTCTGAACATCGATCCCAAGTCGTTCGGTGGCATCCTTGGCAGCGAAGATGGCTTGCTTGCCCGCTAATACACGATTGCGAGATTCCTGGAGCATGGAATAGACTCCGCTGATGAGCGATGCCTGATACCGAAGAACCTCCTGCTGAACCGAGTGTAATTGACTCTTGCCATCGAGCGTGCGAGTTCGCATGTTCGACTTCTGTTCGTACAGCCGATGCTCATTGTCGAGCGTGCGCGTTCGCACTCCCATTTGCTGATCGTACAGTCTGTGTTGGTTCTCGAACCTCTCACGATTCAAACGATCATAGAGCATCTGGATCTGCTCGTCTCTGTCGCGGTGATTCCGTTCAGTTATGTCCGTTATCAGCGTTGATGTGGATAGCCCACGAGTTGTCAACTGTTGCAACTGAACGGACAATCTTGCCGCAAACTCCTCGTTTATCCTAGCTAGTTCCGTTGCCCCAAGCCCATCCAGGAATCCATTGACTGCTGTACTGTGAACGAGATATTCCGTTTCCAGCGAATTGGTTATGCCTCTGGTGGTAGTTTCATTTGCAGCTTGGTCGCTGACGAGTAAAGCCAAGACTGCCGCGTAATCTGTTGCGTGATTGGCGACAAGCGTTCCGGCTGTTGTGCTGATCGCCCCTAGATCTGTAGCCAACGTTTGGTAGTCGGTTCCTAGCGACGTCAGGATGTCTGCTACATCAGAAACGTATGTATTAACGTTGCTGGCGATGTTTGCTAGTAATGCGTCGATGTCTACTAGGTGGAAATTGTAGTTGGACACCAGAGTATCAAATTGCTGGGCATAATCAGTAACATGATCATCTAACACTGTTCCGAGTGAACTTACTTCACTCAGCACCGTGGCAATGTGGTCAGTAACGTTCTGCTGCAATTCAGCTAGTCGAGCGTCGTAGTCGGTGATGTATGTCTGTAAGCTAGTCTCTTGCTCAGTCAGCAAGTCTTCGATCGTGGCTGCACTGTCCGCCGCATTTGTTTCCAGTTCAGTCAACCGGGAATCCATCACCAACAAAGCGACTTTTGCCTCTGCCGCATCGAGCCCAAGTTGCGTTTGATTTTCTGCAATGAGTGTATCAATTGCATTCATGTAGTCGTCTAGGTCGGTCAGGAACATCCCAGACTGTACGTTCTGCTCTGCTGTCTGCGCATCGAAATGATCGTGCGAAGTTTCGATCATCCCAGCCCAGTTATGAATCACCTGATTGTACCGAATCTGATTAGCTTCCCTCGCTTCATTGGCAGCGACGGTATAGCTGTTGCACAGATTCAGCAGTACGAGCTGGGGCTTCATTCCCTCCCGAGTCACCGAAAAGTAGTTGGTCGGTGGAACGGTCGTATTGTCTTGAGTGATGCCAGTTACTTCGTACCCTTGCGCGACCAGCCAGCCCATGACGTTTTCAGGGACGTTGGAAACAGTCTGCGTTGCCCACCATACACTTAGGTATGGGTTAGTAATTGGCGGCAGAATCAATGGCTCATTGATCGCTGGATCGCCGTAACTAAGATCCTGTTCTGGTACTATCGGGATGTCTTGTTCTGGCATGTCTTATCTCCACTTTCCGCTTGGTTCAGTAACGCAAACAGCACCTTCCCATCCCCACGCTCCAGCAGAGGAAAGAAGTAGGATCATGAACAATCCCCTGGCACGCGGGTAGCTTCGATGATTGACGCCAGCCGTCCATGTTCCACTGCTGTGAATGTTCGTTGGTGAACCTGAAGCTACCAATGCTTCAATAGCCGCCTTAGCGTTTGCGCTGACCTCTTCCGCTGTTTCACCGACCAGAACACGCCATGTCACATTCGCACTGCTAGCCGCTGTTATGCCGTGCATCATTAGCAGCCGTCCGAATGTTGAACCGTCATTCATCCGTAGCGGACCTATCGCAATATGCGATCCAGCGTAGCCGACCTTGAACGGCCAGAACGCTTGGCGCTCCGTTTCGAACAACCAGGAAACCGCCGCTGTCGGAATGTAAATGCGAACACTGCGCGTTGCATGGTCATACTCCAGCACCGTGTTTGCATCCGTGACGCCTGTTAACTGTTCCGGGATAATGTCTTCGGACAATGCTTGAACGCCATCCCCGCTTGCCGAGACGGTGTACAGTCCATGAGAAGACAGGAAGTAGTAGCGATCGAGATGATCACGGCACCACGCCCTTGGACCGACCATTCCCACATCTCGTGAAATGTTCTGTAGTCCTCCCTCTAAGGTTGGATCTCCTCGAACAACCCACAATGAATCGCTGGTCGCCGCCAGCATGTACGCATCCTTGTGCGGAATCATCGCTACGATGTTTCCGCCGAGCTCGCCCGCTTCTGATAGTTGCATCACAAATGGACGAGTAGCATCGCTAAGATCTGATGCCATGGACCAGTCTGTGTACGTTCCCTGCCGACTGGCATAGATCGCTTGGCTAACCGGACGAATGTACCGATCTCGATAAATGCAGTCTGCCGCGTGGCTACTTCCCGGCGCTGTGACACCGGGAGAGGCGACGACGGATCCAGAACTATGAATGACGCCAACTTGTGTGGAAGCAGCCGTAGGAGTCCACGAGCCGCCGCGTAGGCGACCCGTAAGGCTTTCTTGGTTTCTAACGTTAATTGCCCACGGTGCTGTATATTGCTCTCGCTTTCCTGTTTCTTGACGAAAAGATAATCCCCTGCCTACTCCATTGGGCCAGACTAGCTCTTTAACTGCCATTGGCTTTGTCCTCCGATGACAATGTGCTAAAATGCGAACAGCCAGGACGTTGTAGCGTCATGGCTGATCTAACCACATCTAGTATTCGAGGTACTGTCACATGGCTAATGCAAATTCTACTGGGATGCGCAATAGATTCAAAGATCTTGCCGGACAATAGTTTGGCAAATGGACTGTAATTGACGAAGCTCCCACAAAACACAAGACAGCGTATTGGAACTGTCGGTGCGAATGCGGGAGGCTTGCTGTTGTGAATGGCAGTAAGTTGCGTACAGGCAAAAGCAAGTGCTGCTCTAGCTGTCAAACTACTACTCACGGCAAGAGCCACAAACCGGAATACTCTGCTTGGAAAAACATGAAAAAACGCTGTCAAGATCCGTCCCACAAGGAATATGGGCGATATGGCGGCAGAGGCATTACTGTCTGCACTGAATGGGAATCTCTTGAAGCATTCATTTCCGACATGGGTTCTAGACCGAGCACCAAGCACTCGCTTGACCGAATCAACAACTCGCTCGGCTATTGCAAAGCAAATTGCCGATGGGCAACGACAGAAGAGCAAGCTAAAAACAAGCGATCGAATCGACTCATCGAATTTAATGGAAAGACAATGTGCCTTTCCGACTGGGCAACAAGCGTTGGAATCAGTTCTAAATGCCTGCGCAATCGGCTTCAGCGTGGCTGGTCCATAGAACGCGCACTGACGGAACCTGTAAAGGACAAGTCCTAAACAGGCCGCGAAAAAGCTCGCCAGTGCGCATGTTTCCTTGGTCGCCACGTCATACCTTCTTACGCTGCTGCTACTTGAAGTGCTGCAATGGTTCCATTGGAAGCAATGGTGAATCCCTTCCAGCTTGTCGATGACTCACAGATGGCGATAACCATCATGTTGGCAGAAACAGCAGATTCGGCACCCGCTCCGGATCCACCATTGATGGCGATCGTTGCAGGGTCGCTTGATCGTACTTCACCGCCAGTGGCAGCGCCAGCAATAATGACGATTTTTCCAGGTTGCGGACTTGGGAGGATGATAATGTTATCCGCAGCGCCCCATGTTGGGGTAACAAACTGAATCAGCTTGTTTTCCTCCAGTGCTACTCCGGTCGCTGTTGCTGCAACTGCAACACGCCCTGGACCTACATCACTGAATGCAGACAACAAATCTCGTAAAACTCTGTGTGGTGACACGGAAAGACCCTTTCAAAAATGGTTCGGGGACGGCCTACGTCCTAAAGGAGAAAAAACACTAGTACGGAGGATTGTTGATCAAGATGACCTCGATCGAACCAGTCTTTGTATCGCCTCCGTTGGCGATTACAACCTGGATTCGCTCGTCCTTGATTGGAATGAATTCACTGGCGTTGGTGGCTTCCGCTCCATCTGCCACAGCATTAAGTAACGCACGCGGATAGTAGAATACCGTGCTCGTTCCAGCGTTTGCTTTTGTTAGGATCGGAATTCCGCTATCCTCTCCGGTAATCGTCAAGTCAGCTCCAGTGTCGATCGTCCCTGGATTGTACTTGATGCGGACCAGGAACCCATTGAGCTTGCGGTTTAGTCCATGAGTTAAATGGACAGTCGCGGCACCGCTGGAATTGGTAACGATTTCGATCTTTGATCCTGAAAACATAATTGTCTCGTTTTGTGGTTACAGT